AAATAAGTCCTAAAATTTGCATAGGAATTATATCACCTGCCTTGAAATAAAATCCACCACATTATGGTAGAAATTACTTTAAAGAAGAAAAGAGTTAGAAAATACTTATAAAACGATCGGATAAAATGGAAACCTTTCAAAGAATGTTCTTTCCTACTTCATTTCCAATCCACTCACGAATCCACGCCTCATCATATTCTTCCCAGCTAGAAGTAACCAGGGGAATATTCACTCGAGCACAAGCTCGTCTGACGTCATCTCGGAAAGCATTGAAAAACTTACTACCATAATGATATGAAAGTCGAAGGGCATCCTCAATGTTCATTTTCAATTGTTCAATTGGATCATTAGTTTTTGTAACCCATTGAACAAGTTCATGAATGGTTGTGACATCAATTGGAGCCAAAACCTTATCGGGGAAGTCCGGATGCGGTGCAAATCGCCGCTTCAAGAATGTTAAAGAAGAAAGACTTTCATATCTACCAATCACCTGATCTTTCTGAGCACCAGTAATTGTTATCCCAAAGTCACGGAATATCGCACAGCAAGACTGTCGATTAAAATACCTAAGTATATCTAAGTCCGCAGTAACGACTCCGTCATCTCCAAATTCTGAATCTGCCACGCGTTGATTAAACGTTTTCATATTACAAAGATCAAATCGACGACCTTTACGCATGGCTATCAAATACACTACACGAAGATAGAGAGCGTGAATAAATGTATTGATAATTGCTGTGATGTTTGTGCCGGACGGAACACCACGATGCTTTTGCATCACAAAGCCGTCTAGGAATGAACGAGTGTGGATCATTTCTTCTATCAGCGCGCGCCGAACTAGTGCGTTCTCCTCACCGTCATTATACCAGTCATTAACTGCATCTGCAAAAAGACCCATAGCAATAGCCATGGCTGTTCCATCAAAATTGACAAAATCAAGATCGAACCCATTTTCGCCTTTAACACGATGCCTCTCGTATAATCTAGTCCATTCCGGACCATCCGGATTAATTCCTATCGAAGAAAAGAAATTCATCCTATTCTTGCAAAAAGCGGCACAAAATGCAAGAAAGTACTTTCGGGACACTATAGTAAAGTCCACTGGAGCCATGCAAAAAACACGTGTACTAGCACTCCAAATTTTCGCCTTCTTACGTTTTTCTGCTTTAGGCGAATTTGTCCAAACAGAAAAAGGAAGCTTCCCTTGCTTCATTAACTTCTCCCTAGCGTTTATTTCTTTGCGCAAATACTTATCAAGCACAAAGAACTTACCCTTATGATCACGACCAAAAAGATACTCCTTTCCAGAAGCATTCATCGGACGAGTCTCAGTATAAGGCCACCCGGGAGAAG